ATGTTTGGTTGAAGCGGCATAGCTATTCCTTACGGGAGGTACGACGACCGACGCAAAGCGTTTGCCAAGTCTTGATTAGCTGAATAGTTTAGGTACTGACCTAACGCCCCTGTCAAGGCATTTGTCATGCCCACTTGACCAGCCGCTTGCGCCGCTCCGATGCTAGTTGTCAGGTTGCCTGCGGTCTGCCCAAATGCCCCCGCAGCAGCTCCTTGATTAGATGCCGCCGCTTGACCCAGCGTCGTCAGGCCCGACAACGGTTGCAGGCGGTTGGAGCGCTCGGTTTGGAACCGATTGAATGCGCTGCCGTACTCTTGCGAGCCCATCTCTTGACCGTAGCGCTGCAACGCCTTGCCGGTAGCGCCGGACAGCAGACCGCCCTTCGCGGCGCGGCTGGCCTCTAGCGCCTTCATACCTTCGCTCAACCGGAACGCATAGCCGGGGTCAGCCTGAAAGTCTGACATGCCAAACGGACGCGCAAACTTGCCGTATTCGGCAGCCGCCGTGTTGCCCGACAGCCCGAGCAGGTTAAGGAGCTGATTCTGCGCCGTGATGCCGGCTGCGCGGTAGGGCTCTTGCAGCGCCTTCTGCTCGTTGAAGATGTCACGGGCAAGCTGACGCGCCTCACGGGCTGACTCTGCTTGGATGTTTGCAGCGTCCGTGGCCGCGCGGGAGCCCATAAAGGCGCTGGCCAGCAAAGACAACGGAACACCGTAATCTTTGGCAAGTTTGGCAAAATCACTGAGATTAAACCCAGCGTTTGTAATTGCTGCTGCGTCAGCAGCGCTAATAACAGAGCCAGTTACGGGGTCTAGCACATCGCCAGCGCCGCCGTAGCCTGACAGCGCGTTAGTGGCTGCCCCCGCCCCAGTTGCTGCACCAGCGGCGGCAGCACCTAGCCCGGTAGCGGCGTCAGCGCCGGTAATTACTCCGCCGGTTGCGGCGTTCAACACATCACCAGCGCCACCGTAGCCTGCAAGGGTACCGGCACCTGCTCCAGTAGTTAGCGCGTTAGACGACCCAAGCAATCCTGCGCTGGCGTCCGCAGCAGCAAGATCCGCCATTGTCAAAGCATTTGCAGCCCCCACTGTCCCCGCAGCCGCAGGAACCCCCGCTCCTACGCCAAGCGCGTTGTAAGACTGTCCTAGCGACGCATCGATCATGTTCGCTGGGAAGTCCATCAAAATGTTCGGGCCACCCATCGTCGCCAGCGGCGAAGTGGCGACCGGGAACGCAGTGGCGGTTTCAGCCGCAGTTTTTGCCAAGCCAATGTTTTGGTTTACAAACCCAAGTTCCATTGGGTTAGTAGCCATCGTCAATTGCACCGCAGCGTCGTACTGACCGCTTGCGATCAAAGAGTCAACGATCGGCGCGGTAGAAACGCCTGCGGTAGACGCAATATGCGCCGCAGATGCTATGTTACCTTCAGCGGCCAACTGCGACGCAAGCATCGCTGGGTCTATGCCAGAGGGCAGCGCGGCGCCTGTAGCAGCAGCAAGCTCGGCGGCTGCGGAAGCGTCCCCCATAACCGCAAGCGCCTCTGCACCGTGAGCCGCAACCAAGTCAGCGGCTGCGGCTTCGGACACTGCTTCCCCTGCCGCAGTAGCAAAACCTCCCGTTTGGTAATACATCCCCAACGCGGCGGCAGCAACTTTAACTACGTCCGGGTGAACGCCAAGCGGTCGCGCAATTGCTGACGCTACGTCGTCAACTATCCCGCCAACAGTCGTAACAAAGCCTTTGGCAAAATCTTCTAAATCTTTAAAAAAGCTCATTACGATATCTCCCTGCCGCTAACTCGTAAGCTCATAGACGCTGCAAGACTGCCAAGCGTTGAGATGGAATCGCCCAAGGTCAGGATGTGCCCTGCAATCTCAGGAAATGTGTACGCTTCGCCAGGCTGTAGCGATTTGTTCTGCACGACCAGATTGCTGCTCGCCGCAGTCTGCCCCGCCGGTACGATGTTGACGCTGATCGTTCGGACCGCAGCGCTGTAGTTGATTGCGGTCATCTTGTCAATGATCGTAGCGGTGGTGGGCGCAGTGTACTGGGTTGTCTGCACCTGCTCAACTGCTTTGGATTCAACCAACGTCCTAGCGGTGATGGGCATGTCAGTCCTCGGCAGGCAACGGCTGATTGCCTTCGGCTACCCACGCCAGATACTCTTGGTAATCACGGTTGGCGGGGTCCATCGGAATCCAAGCGCCGTCACTGATACGGCGAATAACTTGCTGCGTCAGTTGGTACATGGTCAAAGCTCCGCATTAGCTTGCCAATGGATCGAATAAAATTGACCCGCCGTGACTGCTGTAGAGCCTGTGACTGCAAAACCACTATCGCCAATATTTGCAGTGCCCGCAGTTGGAGTGACGACAGCAACAGTTGTCCAGTTTGCAGACGCCGCGTCTGGCGCGTAGGTTGTGATTGTTGGGGCGGCTCGCTTAGCTACCGCAAAGTTAACGTGCGAAGAGAATCCTTGATTAAGCACTTGACCAGTTGCATACGCGGCGCCCAATACAGAGCCTACGTTTTGCGCTGGCGCGGTTGCGTACGGAAACGATTTCTCATAGTACCGCTGGCACATGCCAAGCTCTACACCAAACGGGCGGTGCTCAAACGGCGTAGGTGTGTTGCCAACTTCCAGTTGCGCGCCTGTAATTGCAAAGATGTTGCCGATGGTGTCCAGCACGTTAACTTGCGAAGAGGTAGCTAACGCCCAGCCAGACTGCCAACTGCCCGCTACGCCTTGCCGGGTCGCGCCGCAATAAAGCGTCCATCCTACAGTCAACCCGCTTCCGTTGGTCCAGTCCCAAGTCCCAGCGGTAATCAAGCCACCGATAACCGTAATCTCTTTATATTCCCACGTATCTGCAACAGAGATGTTGTATTCCGCCACGTAGTAACGGTCAGCACTGGGGTAGTCGTTGTTATAGAACGCCACGCAATGCGTGCCAACTTTAGTCGACCGAGCCCAAAACGAAAGCGTGAAAGTTTTGCCGATAAGATCGCGCGCAGAATAGCCTTCAATTTTTTGAATTAATGTAAAAAATTCTGACGCGGTGACAGTGGGGTCAGCGGTGGCCACAGTACAACGAAGACTGTACGGAAGCGTCGGCTCGCTGGCCGGGCCATCGGAAGTTTGGGTGATTGTTAGTGATGATGAAGATGGTGTTACTGCAATACGCGAAAACCGATCAAGCGTATAAAAAGCCCCAAAACCTGTGCCGACCGTAAACGAAGTGCCGCGTTGCGCTACTTCCATCGCACCGTTGATGATCTTGTTGCGCAGACCCGCAAGCTGACCTCCGTTGTACGACTCGCCGACGATGGCGCCGCCCGTCACATTGCCGGTCAGGTTGCCAGTGACGTTGCCCGTCAGGTTGCCGGTAACGTCGCCGGTGATCGGACCGGTGATGGTGACGCCGCTGATTGTGCCGCCCGTGATGGTGACAGCGCTGGCGTTCTGCGTCGACATCGTACCTGGCGCGGTGATGTTGTCGACGGTGTACTGCGTGACGTTGCCTGCGTTAGCAAGTACAAACTTATACGCCGAACCAGCCGTCAAGAAGATGTCAGCGCGGCCTGCGGAGTCAAGAATGATTGGGTTAGTGTTGGGCGTCGTCTCTGCGGCGGTCGTGTAGGTTGTCAGCGGCGTGGTGGTCCCGGCGATGTAGGTGTACAGCTTGCCAGCCGTCAACGGATTGCCGTTGCCGTCCAGAAATTGAAACTTGAATACTGGTGCGATGGTAGCCATACAAGCCTCAAAGATTGTTTGTCACGGTCAAGATGACCGAGGGGATGCCCGGAACCGGCGCCGAAGCTGCCGCAGCAAGTATTTGACAGCTTGTATCGTCGGTGGACCACATTATTTCAAAGTAGTCGCCAGCGTTAAATTCGTGAAGGTAATTCCACGCAGCCACAATTTCAGCGTTGTTACCTTGGATGCGGACTTGGGATGCCGAGTCGGGCACATTTACGCCGTTAACACGCAGCCAGATAAAAATAAACGCGGTGCCACCAGAGATTTTATCGAGTTGCGCTGAAAACTCAATGTTGAAGATGCCTGGCCGATCAACATAGATGCGCGACGTCGGCGTGCCAATGGTCACACCTCGACTAAAGCCAACCGAGTTGAACGTCATGCCGTACGCGGTGTTGATCGATGCGGCGGTTTGCGTAGTGGTGTCGTAGAAATAGCCGTACCGCGTCGTTACAAGTTGAGGTGTCTGTGCCGCCGGGTCAACCTGCAAGTCTTCCAGCGTGAACTGATTCTGCCCCAGCCCCAAGAGCGTGAACGAGTTGTTGAAGAAGCGGTACCACTCCCGCTGCATAGTGTTGTCCGGCCCTTCAATGACCGGCACACGTTGCGCGGGGATGCGCGTGATATTAGGCATTGGTGCCGCTCGCAAGCAACTCGGCGCCCATGATGGCGACGTTACCAAAGCCAGATCCGCTGACCTCATAAACGCGATCGCGCAGCTTGGTGGTCATGCCCAACCGGCGCCAGATCACGCGCTGGCCGGTCTGGCCTTCATAGCCCATCGACACGGTGTGGAGGTTAGACCACGTATGCCCGCCGTCGTCTGACCAGCGCAGACTGGCAAGCATTTCTGATGAAGCGCCAGTGGTGCTAACCACGGCCACCGAAGACGTGCCCGCTTCGCAATCAAGTTGCAAGGTGTGCTGGGCTGTGCGCTTTAGCGTGTTCTCGCCCGACGGCAGCGCCCGCCACGACCGCAGCCACACCTGACGGCGTGCGTTGGTGAACTCATTGTTGAAGTACGAGAAATCGTAGTAGCCAATCTCAGGCTCAGTGTCATGCCCTACGTATACGCGCGTGCCCAACGCCGCTATGCAAGTTGGCGTGTGACGGTTTAGCTCGCCGGTAGTGCTAGAAATGTAGCCGCGCTGGTGCCACATGTTAGTGGCCGCATCGTAGACCCACGTGACATTAGCAGTGGGGAACGTCAGCACATAGAAGAGGTGACCGTCTTGCTGGTAAGTGTAGGCGATGGCGTCCGAGATCGTCGAATACGTCTGGATAGCGTACTCGATTGCGTGCGTCGAGATGCGCTGCGGCTGGTAGCCACGGGCGCGGTAGACCATACCAAAGCCACGCGCGTCAGCCGACAGCCAGAAGACGCTGTTGTCCATCTTGGCGACCGAGTACGGCGCAGCGCACCCCGTCTCAAGAAACGCGCCTTGGATGGGGGCAAGCGGGTAGTCTGGCTGGCCAGCGTCGTACCAGACCTCGGTCGAGTTGTTGCCGAAGATCCAGATTTCTTTGTGATCGACAATCAGCGACACCACGTTGTCTGGCGAGGCTTCAGCGCTTGCAAACGACAGCGGGTCGACGCTGGTACCATCAAACAGTTCCGTTACCCACACGCGCTGGCTGTTTGGCTCATTGAACACAAAATAGCCGTTGATGTAGCCTACGGTGACAGCGCCTGGAAAGTCGGGGTCGCCGATCTTTGCAAACGCCGTCGTGTTGATGTTGTAGATGTAGCCGTCTGGGTTGGTGGCGATGAAGATCTGTATGCCGTTGTCCACCATGCTGACAGGCCCGGTGCCAGAGATGCTGGAGCTGATAGTAGTGGGCGTGACGTTACTTGTGCCAATGCCTGTTAGCGATATGAACCGCGTGCCGACAACCGCGTACAGCACGCCCTTCACAACCCACATGCCGCGAACGCTGCCGGTGCCGCCTAACGGAAAAATGCCTGAGATTCCCGGCACCCGCTGAAAGTACGCCGCCGTCTTGCCGCCATCCGGGGTGGACTCCGGGTACATGTTGACGAGCCGGTTGTCCGCAGCGTTGATGCTGCGGGCAACATAAGCGGCGCCGAGGATGGGCGATTTCATTAGAAATTGCCGGCGTAGATGTTGTAGCGCTGACGATTCCCAACGATGCTGTACGGGATCGACATTAGGTCGTCAGGATTGTTGATGCGCTTCAGGTTGCGCTTGGACGTCATCGCAATCTGCTGCACTTGCCGCGACGGCTCGACGCCGTACTCGGGCGCGATCTCGCACGCCAAGTTGTAGCGAAAGCAGCGGAAGTAGCCTTGCGGAAACAGAATCGGGGTGCTAAGCGCAGCAGGCTGCGTCAGCTCTTGCACCGACACAATGTGAAACTCCAGCACCCGCGTGGGCACTGGGTAGATGTACATCTCGACGTTGGGAAACGTCATGTTGGTCCACATGACCTGCGGATAGGTGCTGCTCACCGTCTTTAACGCAATCCCGTTGTACTGCTGCTGGTTAATGAGTTTCAAGCCGTACGAGACGCCGGTGGTCGGGTCTTTGAAGTAGGTCGAGTCGTCAATCATAATTGGGCGGTTGCCCACAAAGTCGCCTGTCGGCCCGAGCGTGCGGCTGATCGCCGTGGCGGGCCAGCTAAAGACCTGATCCTGCGTCGAGAACACCGCAAGCCGCTCGGTGTTCCATGACTCGATCATCTCGTTCATGGCAATCAGCGCGTCTTCTGACATGGCTGCCGAAGGTGTTTCGGCCTCCGCCAGCACGCCCAGCAGCCGCAACGCACCGTTGATCAGGTCGCCTGCTGTAGCCTCGTTACCGCTAAGCGTGAGTACAGTCATGTTAGTACGTTACCTCAGTGGTTTCTAGTTTGCACACCCACCGAATAGTGGTTCCAGCTTGGCCCGTTACGGTAACTGCAAGGCCGCCGTTTGTCGTGTCGGCAGTCAATGCAATATCCCAAGTTGACGCGCCCGCGTCACCTTGCTGCGAAGCAACAAGCGACCCGACTACTGTAGTTGATGCAGCGTTAGCGCCTCGCTTGATCGTTGCGGACATGATCCAAGACTTTGTGTTGCCAGCGCCGGTGACGTTTGCAATTGCATATCCAAAAACATAGTACGCACTGTTGTTTGGCAGAATGAGCTGGTTGGTCGTGCTTGCGGCGGATGTATTGCTGCGGATAACAGTTGGCGTCGCGTCAGTTGTCTCGGCACCAAGCACCAGCAAACCAGCTTGCGAAAGCCCGCCTGGAACCGGCAGAATAGGGCCGTTACAGGCTGGAAATGCATGGTAGCCAATTACGCCTCGGGTTGACCCGTAAGCGCCGCCTGAAACCGTTGAAAACGCGCTGTTTGCAATATGCTCTCGGCCGCCCCCAATCGCAGAATAGTCGCCGCTGGCTACATTCAACCGACCGCCGGCGATAGTTGAGTGCGTCGCGCTGGCGGTGTTGTCAGCGCCACCGGCTACTGCCGAATAAAAACTGCTTGCAATATTGCCGCCGCCGCCACCAACTGTCGCGCCAGTCTGTGTCGCTTGGCACTGACTCCCACCCGAGACTGTGCTGTTTGTCCCAGACGAAATATTTGCGTATCCACCACCGATTACAGCAAGCGATCCACTCGCCACCTGTGTAGCACCAGTGCGAATGGTCTGCCAGTCAACCGCGTACGTCCCGCGCTTGTTGCCGCCAGCGGTTGTGCCGGTTGGCACTTGCGCAAGCAGCGCACCATTGCCTTTAGGCACCAGCGCCAAGTCTGAGTTTGCAGTTGGCGCTACAGGCGCCATCGACACTACGTTGACCGTAGCGTTGGGCGATGCTGACGACAGCGCAAACGTGACGTAAGGGCTGACCGACGGCGCAGGGGGCGTTGGGTCGTTCAGCGTGGCGACCAGCGTGCGGGTGTCGTAGTTGTCTGCCGTGATGACAACGCTGTACACACCGTTGGCCGCAAAGAACAGAAACTTGCCGTCAGCGCCCGTGACAATTGGATTGGCCTGCGGGCTAAGAAGGTCTTGGTTAACGATGTAAGGCGTGCCGTTGCTTGCCAGAACCGTCGTTGAGAGCAGAGCCTGATCGCCATACAGCGTAGCAAGCGTGCCGTCGTAGTTGTAGACGAATACCTGCGCACCCGCAATCGGGCGGTTGCCGGAATCCGTTACGACGTCATAGTAACTCTGCATCCTTGGCCTCCCGGCGACGACGCGGGCGCAGTTCGTTCACTGGCTCGGGCTGTGACTCACCGGGAGTATAGCGCGACCAGCCGTTTTGTTCATCATACTCCGCTTCCAGGTCAGAGATGGCAACCTTCTCGCCGTGGCGCGGGTGACGCAGATAGATGATGGGCATAAAAGTCGGGGGCCGAAGCCCCCGCCAGGTTAG